AAGACACGAGGGACTAAGGCCATTTTATATAGTAATTATTATATAATATTACTAATATATAAATAGATTTCTTTAAATCACAATGTCCCATTTGCCGTTACAGGCGTTCCTTTGCGTCTATATAAACTCGGGAATAACCTTCCGTGTTACCATTCCCAATTTTAAGGCCTAGCAGCTTGATAGTAAAAACTTTAGCGGAGGTGTTACCATAGGCCGGCCAATTTTGGAGCTTTTTAGATAGCGCGTTTGTTTTCATTCATTTGTAAATGGTAACATGGTAACAGTTGGCTAATGTTACCACTTTCCCTGAGCTGTTACCATGGTAACAGCCCATTTTTGTCATTTTACAAGATCTCGTCGCTAAGTTGTTGAAATATATAGAATAACTTTTGTGCAGAACGATGAAGACTTGGTGGAGTCTTCATTGGCGAAGACTTGGTGGAGTCTTCATTGAAAAACCTTGAAGCGTTTTTAGAGAATTTAGAGAGAAACCTTAGCGCTTGATTTGTAAATAACGGTGTAAACAACGCTCCGAAAAAATTCCGAAAAAGGCCTATTTACATAAAGTATTCAAAAGTGCCGGCAACTGAATGATTTAGAATAAATCATTTACTGCCTAGGATTTTGGTACTATGATAGTCAATGTGCGGTGGCTCAAGGCTCATGGCTTGATCGTCTACTCTCTCCTTTTCTACGTTTTAGCTGTGTCCTTCGACATTTTTTCGAGTCGTCACATTCCGCAAGGCTGTTTTGAGACGAACCCGTTCCTGCGCGACTCAGCGTATCAGTTCATTCCGATCCACGCGGTGGTGCAATACTCCTTTCAATTTCTTTCCTATCTCCTCGTCATCGCGCCGGCGTACCTAAGCCTGCGTAGATATAGCGAGCTCGTAGCCCAATGGACCTTCGCCGGGGTGTTGATTTACTTCGGCATGGGCTCGTATTTCGCGGCGGTGCAAAACGTTCTACTTCGCTTTGGCTGGTATGTGCCCTGATGCCGTCCTGGAATAAAGCTTGGATCCTCGGTTGGATCGCAATTCTACTGGGACTCGCTTTCTACGAATTTTGGTCAGGGTGGGGAACGGGCAAGCACACGCCGATGTTAACGCCGGTTACGGTTCGCTACTCTCCTTGGTGGGTGACGATGCCGTTCCTAACGTGGCTGTGGCTGCATTTTTTTCTGCGCTACGTTATTCCCGCGTATAAGATTAGTTTGGAACAAGGCACCAAAGTCAAGATGCCGTTATAAAAGTTCTCTCATCGTCCGTAACGGACGAAGTCCTAGTGGGGTTAAAGTCCTCACATCTAAAATAAGAAGAGAGCGCCCGAACGACGGTGGGTCGGCGTAAAACTACCGTCACTATTTAGGAGGAAGTGATGCATTTTATCGAAGGAGCAGTTACGGGGCTGGTCGTAGGCGCGGGTTTGGCGCTCGCTTTCTATAGTCAAGAAATCGCTCTCGCAAGTCGGGTGAAGGCGGCGATTAAACGCGGCGTAACGGCGGCCCACGATGAAGTCGACAAAATTATCGCCGAAATTAAGTACGTCCTTTAAGATCATTCGGACGCTTCCACCGGTTTTTTACCGTACGCGTCTCGAGGCGATCGCCGAATTTATTCGTGGCCGCGCGCCAGTGGCGGTGATTAATGATGCGGCGATGCGCTTGACTGTCGACGCAACGTGCCAAACGCTGGCGATAAACGGTGTGAAAATTTTACGCGTAACTGAAAATGAAGTGCAGCCTGGATTCTTACCGCTCGGTTTGCAGGAGAGATTGTGAATTACAGCAAGCAAGGACTGCAGCTCACCGAGCAGTCGGAAGGCGTTCGCCTGGGCGCGTACCAAGATCAAGCAGGGCGTTGGACGATCGGCTATGGGCACACTGCGGGAGTTAAGCCGGGCGATACTTGCACGCAGGGTGAAGCCGAGGCGATGCTCGAGGCCGATATCGCTTGGGCAGTGTCGGTCGTCAATCATTACGTAAACACGCCGCTCACGCAGGGGCAGTTCGATGCGCTCGTAGATTTTACGTTTAATCTCGGCAGTGGCAGCTTGCAACACTCGACGTTACTCGCTCTCGTTAATGCCCGAAGGTTTGAGGCGGCAGCCGAAGAGTTTGAGAGGTGGAGTCACGCAGGCGGTAACGTTGTGGCTGGTTTACTACGCCGTCGTCAAGCGGAGGAAGCGGAGTTTAAGTCGTGATTAGCATCTTTATCCTCCGCCATAAGCAAACGGGCGTTAAGTACGGCGGTACCTCCAGCAATCCAGAGAAATATTGGAAAGCGCTTTGTGGGCGTAAAGGCCGGATAGCCGGGATTAACCGCGAAATCGTTGACCCTGAGAATAATTTCGAGATGGAGATAGCGGCGCAGGTTCAGGAGTGGGACGCCGAGCCTGTCTTGAGATTTTATAAACGGCTGCATCATCTTCGCCCGTTGAAGGTCTGGGCGAAGAAATCAGCTGAAACTCGAGCGAAGATCGGTCGAGGTGTTATTGAGTCCCGGCAGTTGAGGCTAGGACTATGAAGAGTATTATCAATATCGGCGGCAAAAGATTCCTCGTCGTTCCGTTAGCAACGTTTTCACGAGGCAAGAAAAGTTTGCGATTCATTCCTATGCCGCCGAAGTTGGATAAGACAGAAGAAAAGAAATCGGAAGATGCAACACCGAGAGTATGAAAAGGCGCTCCTCGTCGCCGCGGCGTTTCAATTATCAAAGGCTGATGATTTGCGCGAGTTATGCGCTATCGTCTGTGTTATTCGCAATTGGGTCGTTCCTCGGCTTGGAGAGGCTGCGTCGTATCGGAGTTACACCGAGGCGATCGCAAACTTCCTCGACGCCTACCCAAAGCGGCAGCTTCCTAGCATCAACACGCCGTCGCTCATCGATCCACGTGAAGGACTCCTCGCTCAGGTCGATGGATTTTATAACAACTCTGCCGCGGACGTCACGAGCTCACACCTATTCCCTCGCGGCGCGCGGTACTTCGCTCGGCCACAGGACGTAAAGAACGGAGATTGGATTAAGGCTCAGGTGCTAGATCGCCAAGATGAGCACCCGTTAATCGGAGTTTTTGGAAGTCAGTCCTTTTTCGCATGAAGAATCACGAGCTCATGGATAAAATTTGGAAGCGAATTGAGAAGAGTGATGAGCTTCCTGAAGGTCATCCGAATAAGATGACTCCGGAGCAGATCGATAGGCAGCTTAGTAATCTTGTGGCGTTGCAACGTATGAAAGGACGGACGAATAGGTTTGCCGCCGGCAAGCATCCCGGCCCAAGATCGAAAGAGGATAAGGCCGTCGAACGTCGCATCGAATCTCAACGCGACCCGCGGGCGAAGAAATTTATCGAACGTTTCGCTAAGAGGAAAGATGAAGAGCCAGAGCATGAAGCAAGAGACGCGGCAGGGGCGTGACGAGAATGTCGCGGATAAAAAGAGTTTTAGGAGTACGAATGATCGCGCTAAGGCAGGATTTTTTAATAGCGCCCGGCGGAGTGAGAATCGCAATAAACAGGAATCAAAATGAGAGCGTTAAGTGGAGCTACCGAGCCGTCGGGTCACGGTGTTAAGAAATTTGATGGTGGTCGCGAAAGCAATCGAGGTACGAAGCATGCGTTCAGGCTGCGGTCGCAGGACGCCAGCGATAATGACGCTGGGCACGTAAGTCCTGAGGTGAAACCGTCGGCTCGCGGTACGAGAAAAGGCGGAGATCGTCAGCCTCGCCCCCACGCATGAGGACTATATGGCGCTAACGGTAAAAGCAAAGGCCACAGGTAACGACGCCCGCAAGGTTGCGCGGGCGTTCCACGAGGTACACGAAAATACGCCCAGGATCGTCACCCAAACGGCGAAGAAATCAGGCAAGGCGCAAGCGGAGAAGCAACGAGTCGCCATCGCCTTGAGCAAGGCACGGCAAGCCGGCGCGAGCATTCCTGATAAGTCGGGGAGTAACTTCGTTAGTAACAACGATCTGCATACCCCCGCTGGCGTCACGGGTCAAGGCACGACGAGCCTGCGCCGCGGCGGTGAGCGTGTGAAACCGTCGGGGCAAGAGACCTCGTTTAAAAATGCGAGTGACTCGCACAATTACGTCGGTCATGATGCATACGTTGGCGATCGTTTCCCTGTGTTGCGAATGGGCGAGGCGCAGGTGACGGGCGAGTTGGACGATATGCACGTTAAGCCTGTCGCTCGCACGATGAACCCCGTCGAGGCGCTGCGCAAGAAGAATAACGCGACGCGCGACGCGCGCACGAATCTTGGTCGCGGTAAGGCCGGTGTCGTCGTGTCGAACGAAGAGGCGGCGGCCGACAGCGCTGGGCGTTGGTGAGTTACGTCTATCCGCACCAGGTCCCGGCCGAGTTCACAGAGACGACGTCGCGCGGTAAAGCGCCGCGTGAAGCGTTTAGAACCACGACCGAAGAGGTGAGCGATGCAGCTCTCAATGAATCAAGAGCGACGCCCGCGAGTAAGTTGGGTGAGTCAGGATTATCACCGAACCCCGTGGGTGCGGGTGAAGTACGGGGAGAAAATTTTACCACCGAACGAGCAGCTATCGAACTCTCGATTGACGGACGCTGACGCGCTTCGTCGTCGTGATGAAGCGATTTACTTCAGCGACGCGCGCCCGATCTCTGGCGGTGATGGCGGAAATAAAGAGATGCTCGGCGGCACAATTTGAAAAATGACTGTCGGTCGCGTATCGGAGACGCCATCGTGAAGATTTTTAGCTCAAACTATGTGGCCTCAAGACAAAGTGTATCTTTTTGATACGATTTTGGCTCAAAACACAAAAAGTTGCTGTTACGAATCGTAACAATGCAGTAAAAAGTGCATTATTTTCAACAACTTGTGAGAATTTTGGCGTTCTAGTTAACAGAATAACCATTATAGGACACGGTTCTCATAAGAGTATGAAAACAAACAACATGCTGAGTAGCTCGTCAGTTATTTTTCGTTATCCCAAGGCCCGAATGACAAGGCTGCCCATTAGAGTCTCTCGTCTAGTGGTTACAAACATCCGCTCGGTTTGCGTGTTTCATATCGGCCGTAAACCATTGCAGTCACGTGTTCTTACGTCGGACTTTGGCACTCGAGTTTTCGGCCGGTCATTTCCGGCTTGGGGCCCCGCAGGGGGCTGGTAGGCGTGACCCCGGCTTGAATAACTTCTCCAGTTCTCGGGTCAGGGTTACGGGTCTTAGGTTTTTCAGGAAGGGTCCCGGAAGGGGACCAGATTCTAAGAAAGATGCACGATGAGTTTAGCTGTTCCATCGCAAGGAGGCCAACATGACTAGGACAGTTTGAGGAGGTCTTAATCATGGCTGGAAACGCGCATCGCGCGCGTCATGGGAATCGGCCTGACTGCATTTTTTGTCAGTATCGACCCAAGGTCGCGCGCAAGCTCCACGCTTTTCGCAATTCCCGCGGGCATCGTCGCAATCGACACGCGAAACGCCGCGGACGCCGTAATAAACCGCACGTCGTTCGTTGAGGAGAATTTAATGATTGTCGATCCAATCGCAGTGGGGGCTCTCGTTTTGGGAGGAGCTTCACTCGCAGTTCACTTCCTTCATAAATCTACTCCGGGCCCCCAGGGTCCAGTCGGTTTGCAGGGGCACCCCGGGGTCGCAGGCCCGGCCGGGGCCACCGGGAGTCCGGGTAAGGATGGCGCGCCTGGAAAAGACGCCGCTCCGGCCAAGGACGGTAAGGATGGCGCCCCAGGTCGTGATGGGAAAGACGGTGTTGGTTTGAAGGGCGACAAAGGGGACAAAGGAGATCCTGGTGTCGGGATGAAGGGCGACAAAGGGGACAAAGGGGACAAAGGGGACAAAGGGGACAAAGGGGACAAAGGGGATCCGGCTGGAAAATGAGTGAAGATTTTATTTCAGTTCGCGCAGCCGCGCTAGAGTTTGGCTTGCCAGAGAAATCCGCTGGAAAAGCCTTCTTTAAAATTCGCAAAAAGTTTCCTGAACTTTTAAAGAGAACTCGTCGTGGAAACTCGGGGCATTTATCGTGGTCTATTCCGGTCTCGGAAAATAAAACGATTTTTGAAAAACTTGGGTATGTTGCATTTGGCGGCTCAGTAGTTTCAGTTGAAAAACCTCAGACGGAATCACATCGTTGGGAAAATGAATGCGCTTCCGAACTCAAGGCCCAAGGCTTTGAAACTCTAGTCGTTGCCGAAAAATGAACTCCTGACGTCATCGCTTTTCGCCAACGCCCGACCGGCGGTTTTGATTTGATTTTTGTAGAAGCAAAAGGCCCAGGTGATAGCTTGAGTAAGGAGCAATACGAGAAAATTGAAAAACTCAAGGCTCTGGGCGTGGATGCTAAGATTCGTTGGTTCGAGGTCTAGCGTGCCCGACCGCATCATAATTCGCGTCGAGCCTAGCTGCGGCGACTTCTACGTTCGCGTCGCGGATCGCCGGTTAATCGGCTTTCCGCGCGCGGCCGACGCCGCGTTACTCGCCGAAAATTTGGCTGACGTTTTAAAGCGCCACGGCGTCGACTTGACGTTTATTCCCGTGCCTTCGGCGATGCAGGAGCCGGCGATGACGGGCGGGCGCCTTGCGCCTCAAGCCCCAAAGCCTTTGAAGAATCCCGGTGGTGGAATCTCGTCGAACTCTCAAGAAGCGGTAAAACACGCCCGATGAGTCGCCTTACGATAGCCGAGGCAATTGAGTCGCTGAAGAAGCCTGGCACAACGTACTCCGGGGCCGATTGGAAATTTTCTTGGCCGCACAAGTTTTACATCGGGAACGATCGGATATATAATGAACAGGTACTGAAGGAGTCGCAGCTCTTGCCTGCCTGGAATGAAGTCAGCCTAAAATTTTTTGGAATTACGTTTGAAATTCGCGAGGAAAAAATTTACTTCCGCTGTCCGTTTCGCGCAGGACCCCTCGGGTATCAGCGCGCGGGAGTCGTTGGTGAGGACGGCCGGCCACGGCGGTGCGACACGTGGAGCGTAGACTATGGGGCGAATTAAAGAGGCGCTTCGACTCTTGGGCCTGGGGCCTTTGACCCTTTTAGTATCGACTTTATTTTGGATCTTCTTTGCTGCGGCGATTATTTTTTATTCTAAGTAATGAGTGAATTGGTTAAACTCGAGCGGTGGGCGATAATGTTCGTAGGCGGTAAGGATACGAACGGACAGCCGAAGTCCTGTTTAAATTGCCCCCACCTTTATCAGAAACAAGAGACGTGTGCGTACATGAACCCGAACGTCATCCTGCGGCAGATCATAGTCGACGAGTCGGAATCGGGCGGCTCAGCTGAGCAGCTTTACACGCCGGTGTGTGGGTATCAAATTGGCGGGCTCCCGACGTTGACTGATAAGCCGACGTACATGGGCAAGGACCCGGACGAGCTGGGTTTGGAGTGGGCTAAAGGCACAGGCACGAATTGCGATGGCTTTGCGGGCGGCGCGCCCTGCGAGCGCTTCACCTCCACCGAAGGGCACGACGGAACGTGCGAGGCGATGGAGGAGGACGATAATAAGGTCGATTGGGACGATTGTTGCGCGGCGCACAAAGGTGAGTTTATGGAGTGGCCCGAGGCGCAGTTGATGATTGCCGGACGAGAAATTGAAGATGAGCGAACGTAAAATCTACATTATCGTACCTCATAACTTGAACGTCACTCGTGGCGGAAAGCCCATCAAGCTCAGCGTCACGAGTGGACGTGCGATGAGCTACGTGGCTCATGCGATGGCGTTGCTAACTGAAAGTTATAAAGTGCCGGGGCTAGTTGATTTAGACATCGTAGTATTAGCGATCGAAAATAACACCGACGTAGCCACGGTTAATAATCCGGCGGGAATTTTAATTTTCCCTCGTGATCAATTTTTCTTTACCTACTACGATACGGATAGACTTTTTGACGGAGTGACTCTAGGCGCGGTTATCGCGGTCGTGCCTAAGGATCTTCGAATTGATTTGCCCGTTTGGAAGTGCGCTTGCAACGACAAGAAGAACTGGGCCGGTACGTCGGTGCTTATCTCGCAGTATAATGACTTCGCCGGTACGTCGGCGTTGCGTCCGATTGAGTCGCCCAAAATCAGCGACGTCCCCATCGAGGGCCAACCCAAAATTTTATGCTCCCGTAGCTCAGCGTCAGAGCGCCTGGTATCTAACCAGGAGGCCGAGGCCGCAAGGCATGAGTCGCCAGACTCTGGTTCAAGTCCCTCCGGGAGCGCCAGTTTAGGACCGAGGTGCGTGGCGTGATTGCCGCTCACACGCAAGGCGTTATTGCCGTTATGGGCCTCTTGACCTTCGCCATCATCGGCCTGGTCGCTCGCCTGACGTGGCGGAGCGACCGCGGCGAGGGCCACGGTGAATAGCTGGGTCGTCATCGACGTTAATACGGGCGTGGCCTGGGCCATGGGCGCGGTGTTCATCGATAAAATCACCGCGCAGTCCGAGGCTTTACGACTCGGTTCAAGGCATAAAATTTCGACGTTGCGGGCGGTAAGCTGGGAAGAGTATCATCGCCGAGCCGGGTATCGGCTCGCGGGAGGCGGAGAATGATTCGGACGGGTGACTATCGGGACTTCGGATTTAAGGGACCGCGCGACGCGGAGAACCGCAGCTATATGGAGTGGTTGATGACGCTCGACAGCCGCGCCGCGTTGCCCGATCCGTTGACGCGCAACGTTCGCCGAACGTTGTTCAGGGCCGAGGTCTGGAACCGCTGGGCGTGGCGGTCGTTCGTCGATCCGAAGGATAATAAGTTCAAGCAGAATCGTCCGCTCGACGACGCGGGCTTGATTCCGCGCCGGATCCGCCGCGCAATCGCGGCGAAGCAGTTCAAGAATCTTGAAACTGAGTCCCGTCGGCACGCGGCTCGAATCAAGAGTGACCCTGAAAAGTATCAGCAGTTACTCGACACGCTGGCTGGGCCGGCTCCGCGGTCGTAAGAATTCAACGAACGAGGCAACGCATTGGCAACGGATATTCACGATCTTCACAACCAGGTTCAGGCGAAAAATGGCATCGGCTATTCGTCGGTGAAAAACGTTCAGGATAATTCGATACAGGTTTCAAAAAACGGCGGGGTGATTTTTACCCGGGTGTTGCACGAAAAGGCGACCGACCGGGTTTTTATTCACGATGGTCCGAACGTTGCGGTGGGTAACGCGACGGCGTGGTTGAACAGCTTGAAGTAAGGAAATAGAAAAATGGCGATTAGAAATAACATCCAGGATTTTATGCGCGACGTTCGCGCTCGGGGCATCAACGGCGGTACGAGTCAGAACCTGTACGGGGCGTCGTTGAACGCCGACAATACGACGGTGGCGGTGACGAAGAACGGGGCGGCCCTTTTTTCGAAGGTGTATTGGAACATTCAAGGTTCCTCGCCCATAACCGACGCCTCTAGTCCGAACGAGGACACGGTGACGATCGTCGACGGTTCGGGTTTCGGGGCTCCAGGCTCGGCTCAGGCGTTTATAAACAACCTGGTCTAAAATGGGATCTCGCTGGGATAACACGCTTTTTTTCCTGGGTCGGCACGGGCGGACGCACTCTAACGACCTGAATATCTACCGGTCGTGGTCGAACTCGGCTAACGCGCAGCTCGAACCGAAAGGACAAGAGGAGGTACGGGCGTCGGCTGAGTGGCTCGCGGCGCAACGCGCGCCGATCGAGTTGATTATCAGCGACTCGCTGGACCGGACGCTGGAGACGAGCGAGATCTACGCCGAGGTGCTGGGCGTCGAACGCATCGTGGCCGTCCGCGGGCTTCACCCGTTGAACATGGGCGATTGGACGGGAAAGAACAAAGAGCGCTATAGCGTCGAGCCGTTCCTGGTAAATAAGAGCAAACGCATTCCGGGCGGCGAGCGGGTAAAGGACTTTGACCAGCGGCAGTTTGCGATGTTTAAGATTATCATGCCCGTTGTTGATTCGCTCCCGCCGGGAGCGGTCCTGATCGTGGGGCATGGGTCGACGGTGTCTTTTCTCTGGAACAACGTTTTTAATAAGGACGGGCGGCAAATCGGCTACGAGGGCCTGGTCGACCCCGCGGGTTTGGTAAACGTAACGAAGGAAGAGATGATTCCGGTATTACGCGCTCGGGAGCGTAAGGGCGCGAAGGTGGAGGAAAAGTGAACGAAAACGCGGCGGCGAATACTCAACGGCAATCGACGGTTATCTTGTCGGGTAAGCTTCGGTCGGATGGTTCGGACGTGTTTCAAGAAATCGTGGTGAACCACGATACGATGACGAACAACCAGACAATTATTGAATCGGCCCTGGGGTTTTTCAGGCAGTCCCTCGGAATTCGCGTTTACTCCGCTGATTACTCGGAGTTGAATTTTTACCCCATCTCAGCGCTCGAGAAGGTTAATCTGGCGATTAAGAAGATCGTTCTCCCAGGAAACAACTTGGAATTGCCGGCGCATATTCACTAGGCCGGCTTGCGGTTTTTAATTTTGGCAGTGGGTGAATTACCTTGGCAAATGCGAATAGTTTTGCGGACGTAATTAACCGTCAAAACGGTGGTAATCCGATTATCATCCAAGCCCCGACTACGCTCCATCAGAACTTTCTGCTGGGCGGAGCGGCGGCGCTATTGACGGTTCCTAACCCGATGTCCTCGATCGACGCTGGAGAATTTTTTCCTAATTTTTCAGCCGATGGACGGCCCTTTATTCTTCGGGCTGGCGGCAAGGTCACGGGCGGTGAGCAGTACGTGGTTGAGGTTAACCTGGGTGGAACGTTGAACCAGGTGGTCGCGACTACGGGCTTGTCCTCGAATGGGCAGGTGGCGGATAACTGGCTACTCGAAATCGAAGCGATGTGGGACTCGACGTCGACCTTCCTTCGGGGAATTTATTACGGGTGGGCCGGGGCGACGCAGGTCAGTCAGGGAACCTTGGCGACGGTGCAGAAGCCGGCGAATCTGGCGGCTTTGCAATTCGGGTGTGCGGTTCAGATTGCGTCGGCGAACGCGAACGCGTTGTTCTCGTTGACGGAGTTCTCTGGCGAGTTCATCTAAAGCCAGGAGGGCTCGATGGCGAATAACTTAAACGTAGTTCCGATTTATATCGACACCGCTTTCGCGAGCTTTAAGGCGGTGGTAGCGGCGACGCTCGGAACTCTGTTTACGCTCCGGGTGTACTCGGTACGGTGGGTCGGTCCCGCGGCGTCGGGCGACCAGGTAGTTATCGAGGACCCCCAAGGCGGTGAGCAGTTGCTTTTGATGCGGAATACTACGGCGAATGGCCCCGATTTGGTTGCGGATTGGTCGGCGGCTCCGAGATTGTGGCGCGACTTTGGGGTAGCGCAGATCTCCAGTGGGAAGTTGTTCATTGACGCGAGGATGTAAATGAATTCTAAGATGAAGAGAGACGAAAAGGATCCGATGCCGATGGCGGATAATTCCTTCCGGGTTCCTCCGGATGGAAACTCCCCGGTAACGGGTGAGAAGCACGGGCAAGGTAAGGCGGAGCGCGTTAAGGGCTCCCAGCGTTTTACCGTTCGGACAGGCGGAGAGAAGCTGTTGCTCCGCACGAATGGTGACGGTAACACTCCGGTTTCGGGTGAGGACCATAACCAAGGAAAGTCCGAGTACGTCACGGCGTCACAACGCGGCGGGCAGAACACGAGCGGGAATACCGAAAACTCGCCGGGGAGATAAGCCGTGAAGGAAAAGCTTTCTCCTAAGGACGTTTTGAGCGGCGGGGGCGAAGGCAAGGAAAAATCCCCGAAGAAGAAAAAGCATAGCTACCGCCGGACGGAGATCGACCATCATGAAAATGGTTCGCATACCGTCCGGCACATCCCACGAAATGAAAAAACTGAGGCAGGCTCGGAGTCCCCGAGCGACATGACATACGCCGTTAAGGACACGGACGAGCTGCACGACGGGATCGAAGAGCACCTGGGCGCTCCTAACGCTGCGGAGGAAAAGGCGGGAGTATGATGAGGACAAAAGCTGCAGGCATGAGTTCTCCCATTACTCCCGTCGCGGCCCTTAGCGGCGGGGGTTTGGGCAAGCCTCCGATTATGGCGATGCACGACGGAGGCACGGTTCCTAAAGACGGAACGTACGAGCTGGAAAAGGGCGAGAAGGTCGTCGCGGCTAAAAAGGAAGAGAAATCAGACGGTCGCAATTCCGAGTATCGAAAGGTGTATCTGGCTCGTAAAAACAAGAAGTGAACATCGATACCTCAAACCTTGATAACCTGAATTTTCGCTTGAGCCTTCGCGATATTCAACAGTTGTCGAGCTCAGATAGGGATGACCTTCGGCGAGAGTGCCAAACCAACTTACGCTTTTTGGTTAATTGCATCCTGCGCCCAGCCCGGAAGTTTTCGTCGTTAATCGAACGAGTTCATGGCCCGATTATCGACGGCTTTCTTCGACCGAATCCTGATTTGCTGTACGATCAATGGAGCCCGATTAAGGAACGCGTCGTCCTAGCCTTTCGTGGTGCGTTGAAGTCGACGATAACGGGTGGATTTTTGGTGCAGGTTCAGCTCTGCGAGCCTGATATCCGTATCTTAGTTATGTCGGGTAAGTTGGGGCATGCTAAGACGATACTTGCGCTGGGCTGCCGGCCGTTTGCGTCGAACGAAGTTTTACGGGAGCTTTTTCCAGAGTGGGGCGTCGAGCCGGAGGAGTTGTCGAGCGAGTATTTTATCTCGCCTCGCCGAGACCCAGGCTTGGATTTAAGGGACCCTACGCTGTCGATCGGTACGTTTGACTCGGTAAAGGCTGGTGGGCACTTCGAGTTGGTACTTCTCGACGATTGCACCAACGAGATAAATTGCGCCACGCCGGAGTTGGTCGAGAAAAACGAGCAGTCGTACGACGATATTTTCGAGCTCGTCGAGCCAGGCGGGTATCGGCATTTTAACGGAACCCGTTGGGCGCCGGATGATTCAGACCTGCCGGAGGTAATTCGTCGTCGTGGCGAGGAGATGGCGGCGGATAACAACGGGGAGCAAAGCGTATCGTACGTGTCGGTCCCCGTTTGGAATATCAGAACCGATGGGACGTACGACGAACAGAAGGCTCGAGCGGAACGGGATCGTCGAAACGGACTTCATCCCGATGATGTTAATTTGACCTGGCCGGAGAAGTTGAGCTCCCGGTTTTTGTGGCCGAAGTACCGGGCGAATCCGACCAAGTTTTTGCGGCAGTATCTCCTTCGTTACAAGAGCACCATTTCGTCGGAGGCTTTTACTCGAGACCTTTTGATGCAGAACACCCGGCCGTTCGCGGACGGGATGCCGTTACCACACGACCGGTTTACGGTTTTGAATTGGGACCTAGGCGATGTTTGGAGCGGCCGAAGGAGTAAGAATTCGTCGGATATGTCGTGTGGAATGGCGGTCACTTTTGAGTTGAGCACTCGGCGGATGTTTATTTACGACGCGATGCTCGAGGTATTTAGCTCGTCGACCGATATGGCGACGGCCATCGTCGAGTTTTATTGCCGGCAGTTGCACATCGGGCCGGTCGATATTTACGCTATCGAGGATGAGCACGGGGCTAGGAAGCTCGAGGGGGAGATTAAGGCCATCGCCCGAAAGATGGGCGTTAACTTTGAAATTTTTTGGCGTATCCGCGAGAGGGTGAAGGACGTAAAGAATATCGAAATCGCCAAGTTGGCCGGAGCGATGAAACACGGTTTGGTTCAATTCTCGACGGTCATGCCTTTTCGCGACGAGATTTTTAGGATGTTTGAGAAGTGGTCCCCCCAGAACGTTCGGGTTAAGGATGACGGCCCTGATTGCGCATCGCAAATTTGGAACGAATTTTCAGAGCAGATTTTTCCAGGAACGATTATAAACATGAGACCGAGCGATCAGGTCTACGTTCCTGAACCGATGGCGGAGCCGGAGTTTGACCCGCATCAGGATGAACGCGAAAACGCGGATATAAATTTGTTAGCAGGTATGACGGTGGCGCATAGTTAATGCTTCTTCCTCAACCTAATAATATTGCCCAGCCCCTGAATCAGAAGACTCAGGATTTTTTCCTGTCCACGGGTAAGGTTAAGACCGACGATTCAGCTTTAGCTTTGGTCATTCAAGATACACAGCGCGCTGAGAAGTTTGTGATGGCGCGGCTTTGGATTAGCGAGTGGCGGATCGCGAAGTCAATTTACGAGGCTCCGGTCAAGCAGGAATTTTGGCGTGACACGCTCGTCCCCAGGGCGAGTAACTCGTATCCGCTTTGTGCGCAGCATATTCGGGCGATACTCGATCAGGTTATGCCGGCGTTGTTCCCCGAAAATCCTCCGTTTCAGGTAGAGCCGAACGAAGGTACGCCGCGCCAGGTGGCCCGTGGTTGGGAGTCGGTACTTAGCTACCAGTTGCGCAAGGCTGGGTTTCGGGGCCAGATTCGCTTAATCGCGAAGGACGGCGAAATTTTTGGGACGGGAATTGGGAAGTGGGGATGGGAGTGGTTTAACCGAAAGCTTCTCACCTATCGCCGCAGGGTAGCCCCGAAGAAGATTAAAACGGCGACCGGTAAGATCATGGTGTTACATACCGCGGAGTCGGACGACCTCGAGGAGGTCGAGGTTTCGATTAAGGTGTCGCAGCCTTTCTTTCATCGTTGCGAGGTGAATCACACGATGGTCGCGCCTGGCTTGCGAGAGCCTGATATTCGAAAGGCGAAGTTCGTTTCCTATCGTGATTACCTCACCATCCGCGATCTCAACGATCTTCGCGACGCTGAGGGCTACGATATTCCGGCTCAGGCAGATCTAATCGCGTTGGCCGCACCGCCGTCGGAGCAGCCCGTTTCTGGCCCGATCGAGAGTGAGGCAACGGCGTTTCCCGCCCAAGGCCATCGGCCGCTTCCACGTTACATGGATGAGTCGGAGGATCCGCTCGAACACAAGCTTGAGGTTATCGAATATTGGACGAATGAACGGGTAATCGTCGCGCTCCAACGGAAGAAGATAATTAGGAACGAGAGTAATCCCTTCGGAATAATTCCGTTCGTTAACGCGTTCTGGGACGATATTCCGGGCTCGTTTTACGCCTTTGGAATCCCACGTCGGTTGGGCGGAACGCAAACGCACATTCAGGGTCTACGTAACCTTCGTCTTGACGACGTGAATATAAATCTTCAAAACGTATGGTTGGAGAAACAAGGCACTAATCTCACGGGTCAGCCGATGAAGCTTTACCCCGGCGCTCGTATCAAGGTTACCGACCCGGATGGGATTAAGCCGCTCATGAAACAACCCATTCTGGGCGAGGCCTGGCGCGAGGAGAGCGTGCTGGTGGCCGATGCGGAGAAGACGAGCGGCGCTAACGAGCTCCTTATTCAGGGGGCGATGCCGCCGCAAGGTCGTAGCTCGATTACGCGGTCGGCGACCGGTGCGGGTTTGATGGGCGGTGCGTCGAGCTCGAGAATTCAATCGTACGTCGACGTCATCGTCGATCAGATATTTTTGCCCGTTTTATACGCTTTCCTGCACATGAACCGGATGTGGCTGGAACCGGCTGAGATCCGAAAGATAATCGGTAAGACGCTCTGGGAGTCTCTCGAGGAAGCCCACGAGGGTGACCTGTTAATTGACATGTGCAATAGTGCCGACCTCGAGCTTACGATGTCAGCCGGAACGAGTATTGCCGCCCGCAGACAGATGGGCCAGATGCTGCCGCTGGAGATGCAGATGTACATGCAGCCCGCGGTACAGTCGGGCCTGGCTGATTCTCGCAAGAAGGTTAATTGGCTAGAATTGTCTCGTCGCGTGGAGCAAGTGTCGGGTTGGAGAAGTCAGGACGATATAATCATCGACTTGACCGATGAGGATATTCAACATCGCATGGCGATGAATCCTGACGTCATAAAGGCGCAAGCGACTAGTCAGCGTATTGGGCAGTTGCACAAGCAGAACAAGGACCTCTCGGCGCAGGAGCACCAACATAAGCTCGAGGAGATTGACGCCAAGGGCCTGGCCGGTTCAGGTCAGGAGATTATCACCCGGGCGATCGAACGCGCGGCGCAGCGCGATGAGATTAACGAGATAGCGGGTACGTTCGCATGAAAGATGTAATCGAAGAAACGCTTCGTCAGGAAGGCATCGTCGCGTCGCAGCGTAATTTTGACCTATCGACGCCGTTAACGCCCGAGGAGGAGTTGATGATGGCGGCGGCGTTCGATACGTCGCAAACCCCCGAGGAGCGATCGAACGTCGGTGATCAGGCCTACGCGCTGCGCTCGCTCGACGAGGATCCTTTCGCTGAAACCGATTTAGGCGCGGTAGTTACGACGAACAAGGATTACAACGTTCAATACGCGCACTACCTGCGTTGTCAAGCGATCGCCGCAATCGCGGAGTACGAGGAAGGTTGGTCGGCGATTCGGGAGTTGATTATAAACTCCTACGTTAAGATGCGACGGATCGCTGATGAGAACTACCGAGGGGATAATCCCAATAAGGCGTTTTCGTTGCGCTTGAAGCGCTTGATCACCGAAGATTTTGCGAGATTCATAATTTCTCAGGTTGAGGAAGCGGCGAAGGTTCCTAAACCGACCCTTGCTGCTAAAACCGCATCCGACCGGATTGTCGGATAAGGGAGACGGAGAATGACGAAGGTTAATGAGGTTTTGAAGTTTAAGGATAAGGGCTTGTCGGTCGAGGATGCCCGAAAGGCGATGATCGCCGCGGGGGAAGCGCCTCCAGGAGTTCCGACGCGGAGAGATTCAGTCGTGGCGGGCGCACCTGATATCGAACCGGAATTCGTTGATAACGGCGAAGTAGTTGATGCCGCGAATCCGAACGCCGCGGCTCAGGCCGAAGAGCTCGCCCGTCAAGCGGTGGTCGTCCCGCCTAAACCTCCGATTCCGGCGAACGCCGCTCCGGTTACGCCAGTTACACCGGCTGAAAAGCCCGAGAGAATCGAAACGGTTCAATTCGTGGCGGAGATTCGCCAAGAATCGGGCGGCTTGGTTGCTGAGATTAAGTACAAGAACGGTTCGGGTACCGAAAAGTTTAGTGCGAATTCTAAGAGTGAGCTCATGCTTAAGCTCCTCGAGGGTAAGGGGCACGCGACGCTTCGGGTGAAGGAAGCTGTTCGTCGGGAAAAGCTCGGCGGGCAAAAGCTTGATCGGGCCTACTCGCTCCCGAACAACATAACTGCGGAGCAGTTCGCGCAGATGCCCGATTGGCAACAGAATAATTTGATCGAAACGATTGCGACACAGCAGGCCATACTTTTTAGAGAAGAGTGCCCTGAGTACTACAAGACGGATGCGAACGGCAAAGCCTTGGATGATTATCTCAGGAAAAACGATTTGCCGTACACCGTACGAAATTTGCATTACGCTTTTGAGGACATGGTTGAGAACGATTTGTTCCCCGATAAACGCCTCGAAGCAACATCGATTTTAACGCAGCCAACTCCGGCGGCGGTCGTTGAGGATTCAGCGCCCGTTGTGCCTGTGGCCCCTGCTCCGGCAAATCAGCCGGTGCCTGTAGCCCCGGCCGCTCCGGCGGAGACGGTGCGTAAGAGAGGGTTCACTAGTTTGCCATCGGGTTCGTCGTCAGCTCCTTCGGGCGCTGGCGCCGTACCAGAGGACGAGGCAAACAAGAAGGACCTTTCAGAAGCAGAGCTTCGCAAACTACCGATGGACGAGCTGAGGCGGATTGCCAATGCCGATCGACGGGCGCGCGCGACGACTCGGTGATAAAGCCGAGGGAAAACCTCGGTACCTAAAAGCTTAATGGTGACTTTAGAATGCCTAGCAATTCTGCGGCATCCTTTGTCATCGGCTCTTCTCTTCCCTCGACTCAGGCGGTCTATTACGATCGCCTGGCGGTTCGGTCCTTGTTCGCCCATTTGGGCTTTCAAGGCCTGACGGCGGAACGGCAGATTCCGAAGAACGCTGGTCGTACGACTCAGATTTACACGTACAACCTCGCGCCGTTTACGGCGAGCGTCTCGGCTGCAGGTTCGGCTGCGGGCGGTAACGTCGTTGATGTTCCGCCTCCGACCGCGACGGAAGGAACCGTGGGCACGCCGATCGTGCCGACAGAAGCTTCGATTCAAGCGACGCTCGGACAGTACGTCGATTACGTCAATGTTTCGGACTTCGCGTTGGCAGTTGATATCGGTAAGCCTCTCGAACAACTCTCAGAAATGTTGGGGTATCGAGGTGCTCTCGTTGTCGACACGTTGATTCAGCAAGGTTATGATGCGGCTGTTTCAACCGACTCGACGGCAAGCGTTCAGGTTCCCGATGGATCGTTCGTTACCCGTGCCGTTCTTCAGACCGCGGTAGCGACGATTCGGGGCAAGAATGGTCGTCCTTTCCCAGGCGGCCGCCATCGTGGTATAATGCATCCGTATATCCTTTCGGATATTGCGAATGATTTGACCGCGAATGGAGTTCTTGACACAGAGAAGTATACGCGTGAAGGACAGAAGTGGATCGAGGCTGGACTGGCGGAAGATAATGAGATCATTCCAATTGCTGGAATCGATTTTGTGATGTCGACCAACGTCCCCCTCGTAGCGAACTTGCCCGCTTCCGGTAAGTCGTCTTACGCGACGTATGTATCAGCCGATGAAATGATGTTCTCGATTGCGTTAGGTGGTTTTGAAGATGTTCCTGATGAAAGTAACTTTATTAATTTGAAGCCTCATGGTGTTGAAGCCGTGATGGAAAATTTTCTCTGATTGACTCGGACCCTGAGATGGGAACGAGGCGCAAGGAGCGGTTTTTAAATGACGCACATTAGCATTGGCCAACAGTTTGGAAAATTAACGGCGGTCGAAGAAGCCTCTGGAAATTCTTCTAAGTGTTGTTGCCAATGTGAATGCGGCGCTATTAAAAAATACAATGTTAAAAATCTATTAAGAGGAAACACAAAAAGTTGTGGATGTTCTCGAAAAACTCCATGGAACTCTCGTGATTTGAGAGGAAAAAGGTTTGGTCGTCTTACGGTTATTGGAAATTCTTTCCGCGAGGGTGATCATCGCCGTTGGCCTTGTTTATGCGACTGTGGAAATGAGTTGAGTGTTAAAACCGCTAAACTCATCAACGGGCATACTCAAAGCTGTGGATGCAAACAACGAGATTCGGTAGTAAAGAAAAACCACGAATCTACAAAAAGATCCGATGCGTACTGGTTTCTTTACGCCGCAAAAAGAAGGGCGATACAAAAAGGGTTAGAGTTTACGTTGTCCGAAAACGATCTCGGAATCGTAATACCTAGCCGTTGTCCCCTTCTCGACATTCCAATTTTTCGCAGTAAAGGCGGGTTTTCACCTAATAGTCCGTCTCTTGATCGAATAGACTCGGCTAAGGGCTATATTCCCGGTAACGTTTGGGTTATAAGCAATCGAGCTAATCTTATCAAGAGGGACGCTACGGCAGAAGAACTTAATCTGCTCGTTACGAATTTTAACCGGCTTCAGCGTGAGAGACTGAGCGAGAAAACGCCCAGGGTGGGCGATGCAACAGTCCGTTCTTGCGGAAATACAACTGCAAGGGCCAGTAATGGCTTGTCGGAAACGACATCTAACAATCAAGAAAGCGAACATCTATCAATTTGCCCCGAACGCGTTCGACCCTTTTCCTCACCGCTAGGGGCCGTAAAACCTTCTCTGATTGACTCGAACGCTGAGATGCCAACGAGGCGGAAAGCTGAAAGTAGCTGCCGTGAGAGACTGAGCGAGAAGGCGCCTGAAAAGGTGATGCAACAGTCCGATCCCATAGAAAATAAACTGTGGGAGCTAGACAGAAATGATCTGGCCTGCTATTTATGGCAGTAACAAAGATGGGCGGAGAAATCGGAGGCGCAGTGTCCTACAACTTTAAGTTCGTTGTAACTCCTCGCCCCGCTGCCGCTGGTACGTTTTTGCCGTTCCGGCGTATTTTGGCTGAAACTGCGGTTGCATAACGCAACTCAAGGCTCCAGGCCCTAATGTCCTGGCAGACTAATCCTCTGTGAGTCGATTAAAAGGCGAAGACGGGAGGTAATCCTCACCTCCCGTCTGAATCCTTCGATGGCTTTAGTCGATAGTTTCGTAAAACAAGAGTTTGATCCTTCCTTCGAACTAGAAGAAGAGCGCAAAGCTGCTCTTCTTGAGGCGATGGGCCTCGAGGATCGCGACGTAAAGAAGCTCCAGGATACGATGCTCTCCCACGAGGAGGCCGTCGCGGCGAAGAAGGAGGAGCTTCTTAACATTCGTCACCATCGTGGTTTGAAAACCGATTGGGACGAGTTCGTTGATCGCAAACGTCGCATGGGCTACGTCTTGCATCATAGTGAGTTTATTCGCCGCCTTCGCTCGGTAATTCCAAATTTGATGGCCTACCCCGGGCTACAGCCTAAGAAGATCGGGCTGTACACCGTTAGGAACACGCCTCGGGAGGAGATACTTGACTACCGTGGAAATTGGAAGTACGTCGCTTGTCCCTTGTACCTCGGCTGGATCGATGAAGGAATAATGCCGGAGTACGAGGTGGACCTTGTAAACGAGGTCGGCGTCGCGGTAGGGCAGTGGCGCGGATACCGTACGATTTTGCTACGGTTGATTTGTCGCCGGTGGCGATGTTTGGATTGCCAACACGGTGAAAAGCCGAAGCGGCTTCCTTGCGGTAGTAACGTGAGCTATTGCGGCTTTCCGACGTCGGTTATAACGGAACGCGACGCGGAGCGGGCGTTTGGTCCTCCGACGAACGGGGCGACGGCGTCGTGGTATCGAAGGACGTTGCATGAGTTTAGAAACGGTTTGCGGTAGGTCCGTTCGCGCGTTACTGAGCCACAAGCTCAAACCAACACGACGGCCAAGGAGAAGCAATGGGAACGAATCACAACGATAAGGCAAGGGACATCCTGGAGGATGGGAAGAACCTGCTGCCGAAGTCGAACGAGCCGGCGCCACTGTCGGTAGAGAGCCTGTTGGCGATGTTGGTGGAGTCGCAGAATCGGCAGGCCGAGGCGTATCAACAGCTCTCCGAAGCGCTCCTCGAGTCGCGTAAACCCTACGTCGACCCGAAGGTTCTTGAGGCTAAGAAGCAGGAGCTCAAGCAGCGGCAGGAGATGATCGCGATCGAGCAACGTCGTCGCGATACGAACAAGAAGTATTGTCCGCACAAGCGCGAAAACGGCACTTGGAACATCAAGTGGATGCAACACTCAAACGGCATCGTTCTCGGCGTTTGCGGAACGTGCAACAGCCCGTTTGATTCGCGCGTTCCCGCGGACGCGGCGATCCTGCGGCAGGACTTGAAGTCGCTGAAGAATATGGGCCGAGCGGGAGAACACGCCCGTCGGACGGAGATAGCGCTCGCGTAATGCGAAAGGACGTAAACATCGTTACGTCGCTCGTGGGCAAGGGCCTTGAGAGGGAGTTTCTCCTTCTCAAGGACCTGCTTAACGCACACGACGTTTACGTCAACTCGTATCACTACACCAATTACTCGGGGGTGGAGTTTGTTAGAGCGGATATAAACCTTTACCTCGAGGTTTGCATGCCGAACGTCATGAATTTGAGTCGTGAAAATTGGCTGGTGCCGAACAGTGAGTGGTGGTCACCGATAAACGATCAGTTTTTACCCCGGATGACGAAAATTTTGTGCAAGACTCGCGACTGTGAACGAATTTGGCGGAATAAGTTGGCGGGTGACCGGCCGGAGCGGGTGGAGTACGTTGGCTTCGAGGCACGAGACCTGTACGACTCGACGGTCGAGCGGGAGAATCGTTTCTTGCACGTCGCAGGTGAGAGCGAGTTTAAAAACACCGAGGCGGTTATCGACGCTTGGAAGAAGATAAGTTGGTCGTTAAAGCCGCTGCCGTTGACCTTGGTTACCCGGCAACCTAAGTACCAGGAGCTGGCGAGTAACGTCGACGGAGTTACGGTGATCGATAAGGCTCCGGATTCGGAGCTCAAGCGCTTGATGAACAGCCACCGGTTTCACGTTTTACCCTCGGCGTATGAGGGCTTCGGGCACTCGCTTCACGAGGGCGTGGGTTGCGGCGCCTTGGTGATAACGACGGCAGCGCCGCCGATGAACGAGTTTGAGGGCGTACAGTCCGATTGGACGGTTCGGGTTTCGAACGCGTCGTCGCGGTCGTTAGCGACGATGAGCTCTGTTTCGGCCACCGACGTTGCCATCACCTGTTGCAAGGCGATGGCCGCGAATGAGAATGAATTGAACTATCGCGCTGAGGCGGCTCGGGCGAAATTTTTGACCGATCGTGAAGGTTTTAGAAAAAGGTTCCTGGAGCTCGTCGGTGTATAACTGCGTGTGGGCCGAAGGAAGTTTGGACGCCGATAACCGGTCGCACTACGGTGTCGCGACGCTCGTAAACAACGCCTTGGACAAGGCGGAGTTAGGTTTCGTACACCGCAACGGTTTTGCTCAGCTCCCGGATGATGCGCGAGGCGCGGTGGTCGTCGTTCACGGCGAGCACCAGGCGCGAGACGCGCAGCGCGTCGTCGACAATATAAATCGTCTGGGCTGGTCGGTAGTAATCGTTATCGCCGATGAGACAGGCGCGTTCCCTACCGATTGGCTGCGCCGGGATCGGAGTCGAGTTTGGGTACAGATGCCGGTGCCGGGGAGACACGATTGGGTTCATCGTAAGCTAATTTGCTCACATCCACACGATGCGGAGTCGTTTTTGTGCCACTACCTTGGCGAGATGAAGGCCCGTCCGTATGACTGGAGCTTTTGCGGGCAGGTGAATAATACGAATCGGCGTAATTGCGTTGCGAAGCTTCGGAATTTTTCTAACGGTTACCTTTACGAGTCGCCTCGATTTTGGGACGGTTTACCGCGGAACGAATACTATCGGATAATGGCCTCATCGAAGATAGTGATGTGCCCGACGGGGTCGGCGACCCCCGATACGATGCGCGTCGCAGAAGCGCTCGAGGCGGGGTGCGTACCGATCGTGGAGGATAAGTACCCGCCTTCCTACCCGATTCGGGGCGTTGGAACGGGTTTGGAAGGATATTGGCGGTACGTTCTTGGCGAAACGCCGCCGTTCCCCACGATTACGAGTTGGGATGAGTTGGACGGAGTTTACGCCCGGGTTATCGAAAATTGGGAAGCTTACGTGAGTTTGATTCAATCCTGGTGGCGGGGTTATAAGAACCGGATGACTAGTTGGCTCGAGGAGGATGTCCATGCTCTCGCTGGATGAGCACGTAACGATTATCGTTCCGACGTCGCCTATTCCGTCGCACCCCAGTACGGAGTTGATTGACGAGTGCGTTAAGGCGATCGACGGTTGTCTTCCGGAGGCTAAACTTGTAGTTCTGGCCGACGGAATTCGTGATGAGGTTTCGCAACGGTCGGAGAGTTATCAAGGTTACTTGAAAAACCTCGAGGACGGAGAGGGCGTAACGGCTCGCCGGATGGACGTTTTTAAGTCCTTCGAAACTCACGAGCACCAAACTCGCATGTTGCGTTGGGCTCTCACCAACGAGGTTGAAACGCCGTTGGTGTTGTTCGTCGAGCATGATACGATTTTGCGAGCGGATCCTAAGATCGAGTGGGAGCGAATTTTTGACTTGCTTCTCCACGATAAGGTAGACGTGGTTCGGTTTTACAACTGGGAAAAGGCACCGTGGCACGAGCATGAGTACCTTATGCGCGGCAACTTTATCTACGAGGACGTTAACTTTTTGAGGACGGTTCAGTTTTCGGGTTGGCCGTTCATTGCATCCTCGGATTACCTTCGGCGGCTCGTCGCGAGCGTTCCGGAGGAGTCTCGGACGATGCTAGAGCCGGCGGTATATAAGCAGGTTGCGAATGGCCCGTGGGAAGAGAATCGTATCGTGATTTATGCCCCGGAGAACGCCCAAACGTTTTATCATCGGGATGGCCGGTTGGATTCAGAGACGGGGAGCAAGGACCCGGGTGGATGGTAAAGAGGCTCCAAACGTTTTTGAATGAGGACGGTTCGTACCGGTACTCGATTATGGCTCCGGACTTCGTCGTCGACCGCGAGGAGCGGCCACACTACGAGAAGGATCGATTCGCTTCGATGGAGGCGAACCTGAAATACGGGGATATTTTGTTCGACGTAGGAACGGAGCTCGGGTGGCAATCAGCGATTTATGCGACGTTCGTTGGACCGGGCAATATGTGTTTGTTTGAACATACCCCGGAGCTTTGGCCGACGGTTAAGGAGACCTGGCACGCAAATTTTTTAACACCGCCTTTTCGAACGTATTGCGGTTTTGTAAGTAATCGAACATTTGGACTCCCGACGACCGGAATTTACCTCTGGCCTGATAAGGCCGAAAAAGAAGCCTTGAAAGATTTTTCGACGTGGTCGAAGATTCATGCTGATTCGAGTGGCCCGGAACTGGCCTTGGATTCGTTATTACTTCAAAACCTTCGTCCGGCGGCGATGACGATCGACGTTGAAGGATCTGAATATCGAGTCTTGCGAGGAGCTCAAAAAATTCTTCGAGACGTTCGACCGCTCGTATGGCTCAGTATTCATCCGGCTCAGCGCTTGGCGACGTTCAATACGAGCCGCCAAGAAATTATTCAGTTTCTTACTAGCCTTGGTTATGGCTTTCAGTACCTAGGCGTCGATCACGAGGAGCATTACTTCTTTTATCCTGTCGAGAGATTGGGTTCGGTAGTTTTCGTGGAGAGTCCGTGGCGGACGAATGGCAAACGTGACGTGTTATTCGAGGAGGCAATTCCTGACTGGAAAGATGTCGATGGGATGCCTTACGCCAAGTCCTGGGGAAGTGACGAGTGAAGGTCGCGATTACCGGCACGACGGGTTTCGTGGGAGGTAGGATTTTAAAAAATCTTATCTTCAATAACGTTAGGTGCCGATCTATCGAACGGAATGCCTCGGGTAATGACGTTATTTGCCACGATTTGATGGCGCCTTTTCCGGAGAGAGCATTTAATAGGCTGGTTGATACGGACGTTTTTATTCACGCGGCGGGAAACGTTTCGGGAGCTGCGTCGCTCCGTCACCCAAGAGCGACGGTAACAGATAATTTAATTTCAACGTTTAACGTCCTCGAACTAGCTCGATCCCTTCCGAAGTTGAAGAAGTTTATCTATATCTCGACGGGTGAGGCCGTCGGGGCGGTTCCAGAAGGAGTTTCGTACGACGAGACGGCGACGTTACACCCCTCGAATCCGTATTCGGCGTCGAAGGCCGCCGCGGAGGAGCTGTGCCGAGCGTACCGGTTGAATTTTGGCGTTCCGGTTATCGTGGTACGGTCTATGAACCTATTTGGACCAGGGCAAAGTAAATCACGGTACGTTCCAAAGGTGATTAAGGCCTTACTTCGGGGTGATATAATTCCTTGCCACGTGGGAAAGGATGGTCGTCCGGGGAGTCGCAATTGGCTGCATATAAGCGATTTTATATCGGATCTTCGGTATGTTGCGCATGAAGACAACGCTGACGAAATTTATCATGTGGTGGGTCCGGAGCGTACTAATCAACAGGTTATCGACGTTTTAGCTAAAGCGTTACGGATCGTTCCGAAGGTTGAGTACGTCGTGGCTCCTGATTCGCACGATATGCGCTACGCACTTTGCAGTCGGTTTGTTCCGAAGCGCTTCGATACCATTGATGGCGACCTAGCGGCGACGGCTTGGTGGTACGCGAATAATACGGAGGCCTTGTTGTGAAGGTTTTAATTACGGGGGCCGCGGGGTTCGCGGGGTCGCACATCGCCGAGGAGCTTCGAAGTCAAGGGCACGAAACGGTGGCATTAGATAACCTT